CGGCATGCATCGCCAAGGCGTCTTTGTAGCCTTCGGTGACGAAGACGAACCGCCTCTCCCGTATCGCCTCCCCCGCCAGGTCCAGCGCATAAAGCACCCGGCTCTTGCTATAGACCGGACTGGCCGGCGAGTTGACATACTTGGCTCCCTCCTCACCATCCGTCCGCCTGCGGGCCGCAAACGCCACCAGCCCTCCCTTCTCGTCCCGGATCGGGAAGATCAACCGCGACCGCATCTTCCGGTAATCCGCCGGCACTTCCGGAGGAGCGATCCCCACCCCGAAAAGGCGGTACGTCTCCCTCAAAGCCTCGTCTTCCGGCACGTAAGGCTGCAACAGGGAGGCGAACAGACGATTGGCGGCGCCAATCGTCCGAATGGACAATTGAGAATTGACAATTGAGAATTTTTAAACACTATTTAAAACTGAATTAATTATGGCAAAAAGAACCAAGAAAACAGTAATCAGCGGAGTAAGCCGCGAACAGTACGAACAGGCATTTGCCGAGTTTGCAATGGCCGACGCAAAAGCCCAGTCACTCACCGCAAAGATGGACCAGGAAATGACGAAGATCCGTGAGAAGTACGCCGACCAGCTGGCCGAGCTGAATGAAACGAAAGACCGCACCTTTGATGTCATGCAGACCTACGCCACCGAAAACAAGGATACGCTGTTCAGCAAAAAGAAAAGTCTGGAATCGGCACACGGTATCATAGGATTCCGCACAGGTAACCCGAAACTGAAAAACCGGAAAGGCTTCACCTGGGCAGCCGTTACGAACCTTTGCAAAGAGTTTCTTCCTGATTATATCCGCACCACGGAGGAACTGGCAAAAGACAAGCTTCTTGCCGACCGTGACGTACCGGAAGTTGCAGAACAGTTTGCCAACATCGGCGTAGAGGTGGTGCAGGATGAATCTTTCTATGTAGAACCAAAAAAGGAAAGCGATGCGGTCCAGACGGCCTAAATACACGTATGAACGCCGTGGTCCTCTTTGGATCGTGTATCGAAATGAATACACACAGTCTACATGTGAAGGCACTCCCATAGCGGAGTGTCATTCACCGGAGGAAGCGAAGGATATGGTTTATAAACTTAACGGATGGAAGAAAAATGGGACAGTACAGAATTGAAAGAAAATTTATCAAGAAACCTATTCCAAAATATGCATTGGAAGTATCTGGATACTATCACAATAGATTTCCTATTAAATCTCTTACGAAAGAGGAGGCAAAGGAAGAAATGGACATCATCGAAAGATACTTGAACAATTTTGTATACATAGTTCGAAATTCGAAAAATATTCTTGGTGTAACCCATAAGATAGAACGCACAGATAACCGCATTACGGTATACACGCTCTACGATACACCTATAATCACATTCTGGATTGAGGAGGAAAAGGGAGATGAATAAGTTATTTTGTTGTAAATGTGGAAAAGAGATTAATCCGGATTCAGGATATTACAACGCACCATCCGGACCTCATTGCATATCCTGTTGGACAGGAAAAGATATAAATGATAGGATAAAAGAGTATGGGAAAGGAATATATGTGATTAAAACTGGAGCTGGAGACTACTTGAAAAAAGGATACCCAAAACTGTCATCTGATTTTTCGTATGAATTATGCTTTGTGAAAGATATTAAAAACGCAAGAAAATTCAGTGGTTTTATAGAAGCTTACAATTTCCAGAAATTGACTCCTTTTTTGGAGAAATGCGAAATCATTAAATTGGAATAGCCATGGCAGAACTAACCTTTAATTCACCCATCCGGCGCGACAAGTGGCCGCGCTGGATGATCAAGCTTCACGAATATCTTAAAAAGATATATGAAATACCTGTAGACGATGTAGAACCAGACGATTACGACCGGCTCAAACGGATAATATTCGAAAAAATTGTTGCACTGGGAAATGATAAACTTATTATGGAAGATACGAACATATTCATCTATACCGTCAAAGGAGAGAACGGTTTTGGAATTGTAGTCGAACGAAACAGCAAAAAAGTAATCACCTATTACCTGGAATAATGAACAATCGCACAAAAATCATTCTGTTCACCGCATTTTCCATCATCATCGGGCCGCTGATTATAATGGAATTCATTCTGAAACTTGCAGGAAGAATGCTCGATATACTTGGCTGGCTGTGCTGGATGGAACCACGCATGGCGCGGAAAGGATGGAATGAATTAATCAGAAAAATAAAAGAATCATGGAGCACAAATTAGGAGAAACGTTTGAATTTGAAGGTAATACCCTCGAAGTTTCTGAAGTAGAAGACATAGAACGTCCATGTGTAGGATGTTTCTTCTTTGGAGAAGGACATCACTGCTATTTTGGAGGAATTGAATCTTGCATGGACGAAGACAGAGAAGACCACACTAACGTAATATTTAAGAACTCAACAAAAACAGAAGAATTATGATGCACAACTGGTTTACATGCAAAATCCGTTACGAAAAGACAATGGAAAACGGAATGAACAAGAAAGTAACAGAACCCTATCTGGTAGACGCTCTCAGTTTTACCGAAGCCGAAAGCCGTATCATCGAAGAGATGACACCTTTTATCAGTGGTGAGTTCGAGGTGTCTGGAGTTGCAAAAGCTAATTACAATGAATTGTTCACAAGTGAAGAAGAGTCTGCCGACCGCTGGTTCAAATGTAAACTCTGGTTTATTACACTGGATGAAAAGAGTGGAGCAGAAAAGCGTACTGCCAGCAACGTATTGGTACAAGCTTCCGACCTTCGCGACGCCATCAAGAAGCTGGACGAAGGAATGAAAGACACTTTGGCCGATTACGTGATAGCTTCCGTAGCCGAAACCGTCATCATGGACGTGTATCCATACGAAGCAGACCCCGATGTGAAACCTGAATTTAATGATGCAGACAGAAGATGATGAATAATGAAGAATTAAGAATGAAGAATGTTATGAAATCGGAAAAGACTTATATCCATCGCCGTGTATGCCTTTGCCGCCAGTGCGGAGGAACCGGCACAGTGACCGTGTATGCAGAAAAAGATTTTCAGCATCAGTACCCCGAACATAAAGTGTGTCCGCAATGCCAGGGCAGCGGACGCATTTGGCTGAGCGGAACAGTAATCAAGCAGATTGAACCTTATGCAGAACCAGAACCTTAATCTGTTCAAGCCTCGCAGGGTGGCAGCCAAAGTCCATTACAGCGCAATCAATCAGTTTATGTTTGTATGGATCAAGCACAGCCGCCCATGCGACTTGAAGGTGCAGCGTTCGAAGCAGAACCCGGAATACCTGGGCATCTGCTTCGATGTGGAAAACAACGACACAATCGACATGATGTGTGATTTAAAAACAAGTCTGAAAATTGAGATTATTGATTTATGAAAAAGAAAATATACATATCTCTCCCAATTACAGGACATGAAGACTTAGCAAAATTACGTGCGGAAGTAAGGCAAAAAGAATTAGGACAAAAGGGATTTGATGCAGTAACTCCGTTCGACGTATCACCAGATTCCAACGCATCTTATGCGGAACACATGGGGCGAGACATTCAGGCTCTCTTGGAATGCGATGCAGTCTATTTCTGCCGTGGATGGCAAGACAGCAAAGGATGTCAGGCAGAATACGAAGTGGCGAAGATTTACGGTAAACAAATGGTTTTTGAATAATATGAGCGAAAAAGAACAAATAATGGATTTTATCGACCAGGTTCTTTCAGACTTCACCAATGAAGGAGCGATGGATGTTTTGGAAGATGTGAAGAGTGAGATAGACATTAGAATCGAATCATGCGAAGAAGGTACATACACAGTAACAAGTGATTAATATGGCAAAGATTAAGACAATAAAGATAAAACTAGGAGAAACTATTTACGAAATAGTTGTAAAGTGTAACACTAATGGGAAGTTTACATTTGAAGCACCTGCTTCACTTATTTCAATAGTAAAACCTTTGGATGATATAAATCGTTACTATTTTGATTCATTAAAAGAATTAGAACATAAGGTTTATAAAGCAATAGATGAATATAGAAATGCAGTAATACAAAGAAGGCTTGTTATAAGAGTTGAATTTGGAGCAAGTGGGAACTTTGTTAAAGATGAAAGTGGTTTTCTTTTGCCGCAATTCAGTAAATATGGAGGTAAATTCTGTATTAATGACATGTTTACAGACGGATACAATCTTATTAAGTTTGGATATAAGATACTTATCGAAGAAAAGGTAAATGATAGTGTGACTTATTATCATACAATTAAATGCGGAAGAGATTCTCCTAATAATGATAATAGAAGAGTTGGCGATTATATTGCAAGTAATTATAAATATCATTTGGGAGAAGATGAATGTGTATTACCCTATACAGAAGAAATAATCAAGAATCTTAATTCTATAGAACAACAATTGAAAAATGCGGCATTGTTTTTGTCTAATCTTCTTAGTAGTAATAATGTAGAAAAAATACTTACTTCCGGTAACTTTAAATTAATAGAATAATATGAACGAAAAAGATTTGAACTACATCATCAAGTGCTTTTACGAAGAAAAGACAAATCATACATATAGAACACTTTCAAGAGCAAAGAAAAGCACAAAGTTTCCCCATGTATATCGCGCATGGATTCAGAATGGGAAAATTCTTGATAAAGAACCTATATACTGTTATGGTGATAGCGTGAGAACAATCAAAAGCGCAGACGAAGAAATCTACAAAAGATTAATCAAGTGAAAAAAATCCCCGACACCGCCAAACCGGATGCCGGGGATTTTCATTTTTAATTATTTATGAATCAGGGTTCGCCTAGGTAATGACATATTGCCTCATGCTGAAGCGGCGTAAGCGTGCGCTGTCCTTTCTTGTAGTGAAGTTCGTCCAGCCTTTTTTGTAAATCTTTGTTGAGAGCAATCCAGCGGCGAAGCTGTGTAACGGCACTGCGTGCAGAAGAGCGGGGAAAATATCGTAGTGCAAGGTCAGTAAGATAAATAGCGTGCATAATGTTATGTTTTTCCATGTAAAGATAATAAAAATAATTAGGAATAAATTACCCCGTAGTAAACGCATTGTTACTACGGGGTAATTAATCAGTTACTAAGTAGTAATGATGGGTTTACTACGTAGTAGTTAAGGAAGTGGTTCTTCTTTATCTTCCTGCAAACTCTTGACCTTGTGGAAGCTCAGATTTGCGATGTTAAGCTGGCCTTTCAGCCCGATGCCCGGTCGGAACTGGAGAGTCACCTTTTTAATCATCGACGGGCTGAAGGTGTCTTCCGTGGCGGTTCCTGTGCTGCGAAGCTGAGCCTGAAAGCTTCCCAGGTTTTCAAGCTTCACGATTTGTCCGGCTGCGATGTGCAGGTTAATACGCTTCACCAGTGCACGGATTACGTTCAGCACGTCACCGTCGGTCAGTGTGGTGGCATACGCTATCTCTTCCGACAGTTCGTTGATACCTACTGAGCCGGAAGCCTGTGCCTTGGCATAATACTTGTACTCTCCGCTTTCACGGTCCTGCGGATTGAGCATCTTTGCAACGCTGTAATTGATTGCCATAATAGTTTTGTTTTAAAGGGTTGATAATCTGGTTTGCTTGTCATGACAGTGCAAAACTACGGCAGGAAAATGAGGATGCGTTGAGAAAGTCGTAACACAGTGTGAAAAGATGCATGAATATGCTGATTTGTGTGCGTTTTTTCGTATTTTTGCGGAAAGTCATCAGGGTAATATGGTCAGGAAAAGTCGTCAGAAAATAGTGGGAATGAGCTATGCCTTCCGCGTGCAGGATATTGTGCGGATTTACGATGAGCATGCACGGAGCGGACTGTCGAACCGGGAAATCCTGCGCCGCTATATCTGGCCGAAATACCGCATCTGCGAAAAGACTTTCTACAATATCATCAACGCCAGTGCCGATCCGCGTGTGACGGAACGCATCGCCCAGGCAGAGCGGCAGCTGACGCTTTTCGGTTAAAAGGTCTGTGTGGCCTGGCAGGTGAAATCGCTGATGTCTTCCACCAGTTCCTCGTGGTTATGGTTGGTGCTGCTTCCCGTGCGGCGGGTCATGCAGACAGATTCATTCCGGACAGAGAGGAAGAAATTGAACAGGTGCGCGTCAATCTTATCCAGCAAATCAAAGCGTGCCAGCGATTCCTCCTGAAACATGCTTCCGTCCCTTGCGCTTCCTTTCCATTTGGTGACCACATGCAGCCGGAACGGAACGTCTGCCTGCTGGACGGTTCCGCTTAACGTGCGCCACTGCACGGGTCGGAATTCGATGAACACTGCCGGGGTGTCAAACGGCTCTTCCTGTTCGATGAATTCGACTTGCTCGTTCCACAGGTCAATGTGCCGGATAAGCGGCTGTCCGTTTTCGTCTCTCAATTCTTTCAGAGCTTCGGTCAAGCCGAGATAAAGCATACGTCTCATAATGCGTCAAAGTTTTTAGCGTTATTATAAAAAATTTCCTTCAACAGATTCTCCAGTTCCGGATGGTTGCCGATGAACTGGCGTTTGGGGATGGTAATTTTGCTTCCGGCCTTTTTCATTGCCATTCTCCGGTAAAATTCGGCTTCCTCGGTAAGGGCACGGTTCCGTTTCGTATTCCGGAGGGTTCCGTCCTTTTTCCGGCTGAAACGTTCGGAATAAGTAATTGGTATTCCGGCTTTCATCCGTTTGCTGCCCGTAATGGTGATATACTTCCACCAGAAATATTTCTTCATCTTCCGTGTTACGGTGATGGTTCCTCCTTCGTTGTGTATCTGCGCATACGGTTCGGTGGTTTCTATCACCACGCTGTCACGGTCAGTGATGCGCCCCGTGATACTCCGGCGTAGATTCCCGGTCTTTACAAGCAGTCCCCGGCTCTCATCATCGTTGTATTTGCGGCGTGCCCACTTCTCATTGAAGAAGGCTTCGCGCTCAAAGTTCCGGTCGAACTCCTCCAAAGCTTCTGTACGTATGTCTTTCAGTGTCTCCCTTACCAGCAGGTTGATGCGGCGCTGGATGTCACGGGTTACCTGGTTTGATTTTTCAGCCATTATGCATTGTTTTTTTATGAATTAATCGTATCTTTGCAGAAGAGAGAGTGACGCGAAGTACTGGGTTGGATTGCAGATCCTTCACTAAAGGCTTCAGTCGCTCTCTTTTCTTTTTTTCAGCTTCTCCACGATGGAATAAAACTGGCATCTTCCGTCCACCAGTTCCCGGATTACGGCAAATGAATCCTCATCGGCTATGCGGATGCGAAGGTAATGATATTTCATCACCATGGGATTCCCTTTTTCATCCGGACGTTCCAAAACGTGTTCGGCATCTTTCAGCAGGTTAATCAGATTATAGACTGCTTCATTCTTTGCCCTTACAAATTTGTGAGGCTGGTTCAATGCTTCCTTGATACCGTTTGAGGTGAATTCCACCGGATTCTGTATTCCCTGAACCAGTACGGTTTTACCGACCAGTTTCTCTTTAGCCCATTGTCGGGCTGCTTTACGCTGTTCCTGTAACCTTTCTTTTCCGGCACGCATTTCCTGAAGCAGCCTGCACACCCGGCATACCTCATTGTCCGGAATGTCGGCAGCCAGCTTCATCTTGTCAGGGCGTACTTCGCACCGGTTGCATTTGCGCAGTGTGTAGCCGTTGTATGCCGGGAAGGTTGTCATCCGCTTGCCGGGGTTGAACATAAACATTTCCTGATACTTTCCGGCGGTAGCCTGACTGCCCAGATTCATAGCTTCCTGCTCGTTGCTCACGGGGTATTTGTCTTTGCGCACCTGTACCACCGTACAGCGGCAGTTCCAACCATTTGGCGGGAAATATTTGTCCCAAAACGGGCTGGTTATCGGCAGGGTGATGTTATGCAGCATCCGGTGGGTACGTCGTACACGTTTGTCGTACATGGTCCGGTACTGGAGGTTATATCGGTCGCCGTCCTGCTCGAATTTCTTCCATCGTGCCGCCATCAGTGCGGATGCCTGGGCGAAGTTGTATTCTGTTCGCAGATACTGCACGTTGTAGGCATCATATACCTTTTGAACATCATTTAAGAACTGATTAAACGGCTTGCGGTTTCCTTCCTCATCCAGCAGGGAGGGGAAAGCCTCGTTCAGTTCATGGAAGGTCTTGATGCCGCTGAACACGTAGTTCGATTCCTTCAGGCGTTGCACCGATATGTCATCCAGAGGTACTTCCTTCAGGGCGGTATCTACCGCATTGTCGAATATAAGCTTCTGACGCTCGATAAACTTTCTTACATCGCTGTCAGTAAGCAGTACCGCAGCATCTTTCTCCGGATTCTTATAAACGGTTTCAGTCATCTTGTCAAACTCACGGGGAAGTCCGGAGTCATTAGGTATTGTTCCATTACCTAAAGCCAGTATATGTTTTGCTTTTTCATTATCTAATTTAGATATATCAGCATAATCCAATATTTCTTTAGGATATACTTTTCCTCTTAATATACCGGATATCAATTCAGCTTCGAATTCAGATCTGTTAGTATAAGCGTATTCTGATAATTGTTCTTTGACATATTCTCTATTCAGGAAAACCCGATAACTATGTTGTGGACTGTCAAAACCTGGATTGATAATTTGGTCGATATAGTGAGCTAGCTCATGCAATACGACATTATCTTGAACAGCTCTCCCTTTAACTACTTCGTTTTGCATAATCTTTCTTAAACCACCCATTTCTTTAATTATAGGATGATTGTTGATGTAGATAATCTTACTGTCCGGATGATATTCCCCCAAATTTCCAGTCCCTTTTTTCCTGCCTTTAAGATTTCGCTCTTTTATTTCCGGCAAATCGAATCCGTTCTGAAGAAGTATCATGGCGGCTTCTTCACAAACATCCCTTGTCTGGGGGTCTGTAATGACTGATGCCCAGGTTATTGCTTTTTTTCTTATGTCATTTAAATCCACTGATAGAGAGATTGACTCTTTCTCAAAATCTACAATTTCGGCGTACCGCTGATGCAGCCCCTTGTAATCATCGGGGCTTAGTCGAAAAAAGGGTGTTCTCCTTCCGGTAATGCCAGCTTCTGCTCTTCCTTTCCTGATTTTTGTTGTGCCGTTTTCTTCACATCCGGAACCGCTATGGAGGAAGTGTCTTTCTTCCGCTTCAGCGGGATGTTGTATTTGTCGATAAAGTATTTCGGCTCTACTTCGTAATGCTCCAGCAGCAGACGCTCGTAGGCCACCTGCTGTTCGGGGGTATAGTCCACCGATTCATCCCATGCGAAGCGGAATCCCTTCAGCGGGAATCCGTGACGGATCATGCGGGGGATGAGCTGCCAGTTCACCAGGTCACGGATGAGGTCGGCATCCTTCTGAATCAGGTTTTCCAGCATCTTGCGGTGCACCTCGCTCTGCGAAAGGCTGGCACCGTCTTCCATAGTCATGGTTACTGTAAGGATTCCTTTCGATATTTCCGAGTTACAGCGGTCGATACGTTTGTCGTACACATTGAACGCATCGGCACGGGTGCTTTCCTTCAGGTCGACGGTAGTTCCTTCGGGGAACAAGCCGTAAGCGGCTGCTCCCATGTCACGCAGCATCCGTTCAATACGGTCGTATTCCTTCGGGTCGCGGCTGGTGGTAGTCGCCACTCTCAGCGGCATACCGAATATTTCTCCGAACATATCCCAGAACGAGCACATGTTCTTTTTCGGAATGGTCTGCTGGGCGCATTTCAGATACAGGCCCAGATTATGTGTGCCTCCGGCTTCGATGCACCAGTCTTTCATCTCGCTGTTCCGGTAGTCGTAGCCCACCTGCCAGGTGTCGTTTTCGTGGGTGATGATGACTCCGTATTCGGGAATCACGTGGGTACGGGGAATCAGGCTGACCCGGTTGTAGGCCATCCGTCCGTCCACTTCCACCACGTCGCCCAGTTCAATGAGTGAATGGCCGTAGTAATTGCTTTCCAATGCCAGTCGCAGAAATTCCTTGAACCAGGGAGCTTCCAGCAGTTCCGTCAGTTCCGGATTCTCCACACCCTTCACGTCGCAGAGCTTGAAACTCTTGTTCAGCACGAATCCCATGCGCTGTTGCACGCATCCGGTCAGGTGCAGGTCGGCATCCACATCGGTATAGAGGTTCAGCAGACGTGTACGGTTCGGGTTGTCCACGTTGATAGCCATCTGCCATGCACGCCGCCAGTCGGCCAGGTCACGCCGTGTCAATGCTTCAGTGAGCAGCTGGAGCTTGACGCTCATTTCCTTGATGCGCCGTCTTTCGGCGGCATTCATCCGGTTGAGATATTCTATTTTCGGTTTCTTTGCCATAGTAGTTACCAGATATAATTGTTACGTTTGTCGGAACCGTAGCGTATGCCGGCTCCGGTCTGTTCTCCTTCCTCGCCCGTGGGTTGCAGTTCGGGCAGGTTCATGACCGCCTTTCCCGCCTGTACCTTCTCCAGATAGGCGACGGCGTTTTCAAACTGTTCCTTCCGGATTTCATACCCCATCTTTTGCGGCAGGCTGAGCACCATGAAATAGAGTGCCAGGTCGGCCACCAGTCCCACGAGGTCGAGGTTCCTTGCTTCGCCTTCGGCGGTGAAAGCCGCCTGCATGTCATAGCGTCCGTCCAGATAGCTTGCTATCCGGTCCATGGCACGGCGTTCGGCCAGCAGACGGTTGTCGTCCGTAGCCTGCTGAATGATTCTCAGCGCGTCGGCGCTGACCTGTATGTAGTCTTGTTCGGTGATAAACATGTGGTCAGTTAATAGTTAAAAGTTAATAGTTAAAAGCTGTCGTTGGTTACCAGGCATTCTTAGGAGGACGCCGCACGCCAAGCCGGGGTGTGAACGAAGCCTCACGGGTTTGTTTCTGTAGTTTATAAATCGCCCCCTCACTGGCATCGGGGAAGTCATCGTGTGCACGGCTGCCCTGTTCGAAAGCCAGCGTCTGGTCGATTCCGGCCCGCATGTCGGGGTCTTCTTTCAGTTTTTCGTTATAAAAGAAGTAGCCACGTTCCCATAGTGGGCTAATAGCCTCCACACGGGCGAACTTGTCGGGTTTCTTCCGCTTGTCGGGCATGATGGGAAGCTGGTAGCCCCGTGCGTCGCCTTCACGCTGGAACTCGTCGAGGATGGTGTCCTGCATGAAGTTGGCTTCCATGTAGATACTGACCGCCGCATCCTCAGGCAGTGACTCGTAGACATCGTAAAGCCAGCGCACCATTTCGCCCACGCTGCACTGGCGGCAGAAGGCACGCAGCAGATGCAGTTCCCGGTGGGAGGCGGTTTTCAATCCACGCTTGGGACGGCCTATCATGGCGGCAGCCTTGTAGTCGTTCTTTCCGGAGGATTTCCACGAAGGGTCGATGTAGAGCACTATCTGCTCGTAGTATTTCAGTTTCAGCATCGGTCGCCAGCGTATCCACCGTTCCTGAAACACGGCTCCCTCGGTGATAGGATTATTCATGTATTCCTTCTGAAACGAGCGGTAGCCCATGAACTGTTCGCGGTCGCGCAGTTTCTCGATGGTGTAGAACTCCGGCCAGGCAGGATTCCCGTTGCGATCGATGGCGTTCACCTCAATGGTCTTTACGGTCGGCGTGTCGATGATTTTCTGCAATACGGAGTTTTTGGAAATCAGGTTACCCACCATGATGAAACGTCCGTCCTTGCCGCCGAAGCAGCCGAACAGGGCTTCCTTTATCCAGTTGGTCATTTCCCGTACACGGGCTTCGCTCCGGCACATCTCATCGTCGTCCAGGTCGTCCACCACGATGTAGTCCGGACGCATCTCCCGGAAACGCAGACCACGTGGCGACTGGCCACGGCCTCGGGAGAAAAAGGCGCACTGGTCACGTGTGACAAATTCGCCTTCCTGCCACATTCCGCTGTTGTACTGTTCGCCAAAGTCACGGATGATATACTGGTTGTATTGCAGCTCTGCCTGCAAATCTCCCAGCAGACCATCGGCGCTGTCTTCACTCTTGCCCACCAGCACCATAACGTGCAGCTCGCTACGGAACTTCAGCCAAAGCGGGATGCCGATGTCCAGGTGTACCGACTTGGCATGACCGCGCGGCCACTTACAGACCAGACGCAGCTCGGGATGAGAGGCGATGTAGCGTGCCGCCTCGTTGTGGAACCTGGCATTCGGACACTGGCAATAATGTGACAGGTACCGCTGGCAGAAACAGTCGTAGTCCTTCAGGGCACGGGCGATGTTCCGCTTGCGTTCCGCTTCTGTCTCTACCCGTTCCTGTGAGGTCATCCGTTCTACCCGTTTGCAGTGCTCCTGCCATCGTTTCAGGGCTTCTTTCTTTTCCTGTTCCGTCATGATCAGCCTCCTTTCTGGGCGAAGAGTTCATTCAGGTAATCGTTGTGCAGCTGGTTCACGAGCTGGAACAGTTCGTTGGTAAGCTGAGGATATTCATTCCGGTGTGAAGCCAGCCAGTTCTCAAAGTCAATCATTGTGTCGATACGGTCTACCACACTGGCCTTCTTCTCGAGCTTTTCGATGGCGGTGGCTGTCTTGATAAGCTTGTCGCCCAGGCTGGCCAGCATATCCTCGTTTCCCGGCTCGTTCGCTTTGTCGAGCAGGGAATTGATGGAAGACAGCAATTTATTCACCAGTTCCGGACGGGTGATGCTTCGTGCCGCCTTCATCTCTTTCCATCCCAGGGTGTTTATCCAGCGGCTGAGCGTCTGACGGCTCACTTCCACTTTCTGAAGAATCTCTTCCTGTGAAAGTCCGCTCATGTAGAGCACCCGTGCCAGCTCCTGTTTTGTGTCGTTTTTAGCCATGTTTTACCTTGTATTTAATATTCGTTTACGACAAAGTTCATCCATTTTCGTGCATCCACGAAAAAGGGGTGCAACCGTTACAGAGAACAGTGCATCATTTACACACTTCCTTGTAACCGTTACACACTTTTTTGCCCGGACGGGAAAGGCAGAGTAAGTTTGCGTCAAACGAACGGAAAAATGGCAAAACGAATCAGAATATCGAACGAAACGCTAAACTGCTACGGCACGTGGATCCGTACCGAAGGCATCGACCTGACGCAGTTTAACCGGAATCCCGTACTGCTCTGGATGCACCAGCGGGGCGTGGTAATAGGAATGATAAAGGATATACGCGTAGCGGATGGAGAAGTGACCGGCGAACCCTGGTTTGATGAGGTACGCGAAGAATCGCGTCTGGCAAAGCAGCAATGGGAAAAGGGTACGCTACGTATGGGTTCGCCCAACTTCGAGATACTGGAAACAAGCGAAGACGCTGCCTTGCTGAAACCCGGACAGACCCGTCCTACCGTAACCCGCTGCAAGCTGATGGAATACAGCATGGTGGACATCGGCGGAAACGACGACAACATCCGGCTCTCATACGAGGGGCGGGAAATCAGGCTGGATGCAGGAGGCGGATGCGACCTGCCGCTGTTGAAGGAAAGCTTTAATGAAAACCAAACATTACAGACAATGAACGAACAACTGAAAACCATCGCCCTGATGCTGGGGCTGGCGGACACCGCCACACTGCAGGAAGTGCAGAAACAGATTAATGTGTTGCTCGGTTACCAGACAGCCAATACTACACTGCGTACCGAGAAGGAAAAACTGGAGAAGGAGCTTGACACCTTACGACTGGCAGGTATCACTTCGCTGGTAGAGGAAGCCGTAACTTCCGGAAAGATTGAAGCCGGGAAGAAAGCCCACTTTATCGAATTGGGAAAGAAACTTGGTCAGGAAAGCCTGAAACTGACCTTTGAAGCCATGCACGGCACGGTAAAGCCGTCGATGATGCTGAACCGCACCACCTCACAGGCGGCAGGCGACTGGAAGAAACTGAGCGAAGTTCCGGCAGAGGAACTGAAGCTGATGCGAAAGAACGATCCGCAGCAGTACCGCAAGCTGTACAAGGCAGAATACGGTGTGGACTGTCCGGAACTTAACTGATTGTTGAACACAAATTAAAACACGAACATGAGAAAAGAAATCGTAAAATTCGTAACCGGCACACTGGTGAATGTGCTGATGAGTATCATTATCCTCTTTCTGCTTGGAGTACCGAATGCAGGATTCTGGGGACTGATTGTGGGTATTGTACTTCCTATGGCACTGGGCAAGTTCCTTCCGAAAGGTTCAGCCCTGGAAGGTGTCTATACCGAAGTGTGGACGGGCGAGCTGGTGAAGCAACTCCGCGGAGGAATGACCGCCTCCTGGCTGGACGGAGTATCGGATTATTCGGCTGCGGTGAACAACGAAGTGGTGCATCTGGTAGATGTGGGCGGAGATCCGGACGTATTGATTAACAACACGACGTATCCCATCGCCGCACAAGAACTGGAGGACGGGGATATTGCACTGGGCCTTGACAAGTTCCAGACCAAGAAAACTGCCGTATCGGACGACCAGCTTTTTGCCATCTCATACGATAAGATGGGCAGTGTGATCGAGCGTCATGGTGATGCCATCACTATCGCCAAATTCAAGAAAGCAGCTCACGCGCTGGCTCCGAACAGCAATACGGCCAAGACTCCGGTTGTGCCTACTTCCGGTGAAGATGACAACGGACGAAAGAAATGTACCCGAAAGGATATTATCGCGCTGAAACGCAAGCTGGATGACTTGCAGATTCCGGCAGCAGGCCGTCGTCTGGTACTCTGCTCGGATCATGTGAACGACCTGCTGGAAGACGACCAGAAGTTCCGCGACCAGTATTACAACTACACAACCGGAAAGATTGCCAACATGTACGGCTTCGAAGTATATGAATTTGAGAACTGTCCGTACTTTACCAAGGAAGGAACCAAGGTTCCATTCAAGAACTCGCCTTCGGGCACTGACCATCAGGCATCCTTCTGCTTCTACACCAAGCGTGTGTTCCGTGCACAGGGTAGCACCAAGATGTATTACCGCGACGCACAGACCAACCCGGACTACCAGCAGAACGAAGTGAACTTCCGTCACTACTACATCGTACTGCCGAAGAAAATGGAAGCTCTCGGTGCCATCTACAGTTATGACGGAACGACCGAACAGACTTCCGATCAGGAAGTGGAAGCAGACAAGAACTGGGCTACCGTACGCCGTGAAGCTGAAGCCGCCAAAATGGCCATGGTCCTGTCTGAAGGAGGAGCAAAAGGTGTAAACGGACTGGAAGAAAAGTTGCAGGAAGACCCTGCAGCCGGTGAGGAACTTGAAGCATAAGGAGGACTGAAGGATGAAACACTTTACAATGGGTGAACTTTGTGACAGCACCACCGCCGACGCTCATGGAATCAAGAATACACCGCCTCTTCAGGAGGCGGGTAATCTGAAAGCCCTGGCCGACAACGTGCTTGACCCGCTCCGCGAATGGTACGGGAAACCGATATCCGTCAACTCCGGGTACCGTTGTCCGCAACTGAACCGGCTGGTAGGAGGTAAGGCAAGCAGCCAGCATCTGAAAGGGGAGGCTGCCGACATTACGGCAGGAAGCAGGGAAGAGAACCGGAAACTCTTTGAGTACATCCGTGAGAATCTGCCTTTCGACCAGCTGATTGATGAAAAGAATTATTCCTGGGTGCATGTATCTTACAAGCGTGACGGAAAAAACAGAAAACAAATATTGAAACTATAACCATGGCGTAGTACGCCAAATGCTACGCCAATAAAGCACAACAAAATGAAACGGATTATCTTATTTTTCTGCCTGTGTTTGATTACAACACTGGCTTCATTTGCGCAGACCGTACTTCCGGCTGCAGAACCTGAAACATCGTTCCTTATCGACCTGGGAAGCTTTACGGGAATCGTAGCCCTGGTTTCTACCTTGGTGACACAGATTCTGAAAGTTGTTCCGGTTATTTCCGCAAGCAAGCTGGCCAAAATTTTGATTTCATGCGGTGTGGGCATGGTAGTATGTATTATTGTCTGGCTGTTGCAACTCACTCCGTTACTTACAGGCTATATCTGGTGGCAGGTGCTGATTTACGGACTGGCGGCCGGACTCAGCGGATGCGGATTCTATGATGTGATTAAGGCTATCGGAGCACTGTTTAAAAAAGAGTAGAGCATTATGGATTGGACCCTGTTACAAACACTGATGGAATGGCTGGCTCCTGCCGGCTGGCTGGTAACTGCCATTGCCTGGTGGCGTGACAGGAAAGTGTACCAGGTCCGTGCAGTGAAAGAAACCGAGGGCACTTACAAGGCTTTATATGACGACCTCAGTGCAACGGTATTGGAACTAAGTAAACAACTACGAAAACAAAACGAACGGAATATCAATCATGAAACGGCTTTACGCAAACTACATACTTGCAGGTATGCTGACCGCTGTCCTGCTATCATCTGGATGCGCCAGCAGCAGAAAGGCCAGCTCGGAAACCGTCCGCTCGGACAGCCTCCGAACGAGCGTAACCGAGCAAACAACTTACGGGCCGGTCCCGAAGAGGACGGCGACCTGCTCGGTGAGTGCGGAGCAGTGGCTGAACCTGAGTAAACTTCCTGCCGGATTTGGGCTGAGCTATCGAAACGACGGTCTGAATATTGACATACAATCGGACGGAGAAGGTGGCGTGAACGTCACGGCAACAGCCGACAGCATAGGAAGACAGGTTACCGTCAAGCATACTGAAACGGAGCACCGGATACGGGATGAAACTACCAGCAATGAGGTGAAAGAAAGACGGCCCGGCTTACAACAGTGGATTGTAGGAACAATTATTGCGGTGCTGTTACTTTTTCTTATTTGGGAACTGATTAAAAAGTATTTAAACAAAAATCAAACTCTATAAATATTATGGCAGATACAAGCAACGGAATTATCTATGGAACCGCCGAGGTGAAGTTCAAAGCTACCGAAGGAACGGATAAAACAATCGGTTGGCTGGATGAAAACGGGATGCAGCCTGCGGGAAACGCACCTTCATTTATGGATGTATTCGCCGCTCAGGTTACCGACGGACCGGTAGATTCTATCTTGCAGAACCCAGGATCGGATGCCTTCACCATGAATCTGATTCAGCTCAAAGCGCAGAACCTGGTAGACATCTTTGGAGGAACAGCAGAAGATGACGGCTCATATACTCCTCCTGCCAACTTCGTGGCAACAGGCGTGCTGACCATCAAGACGCATTCCGGACACAGCTTCCGTGTATTCAACGCCCGACTGAGCCGTAACGGATGGCAGAACGGTCTGAACATGCAGAATGTATTCGCGTTTGGAATCAGGGTAGATATGCTGAAACCAGCCGACGGAAAAGAAAGACGCTGGAGAATCTATCCACCGGGTGTGGTTCCTGACACATCTGACGCAACCGCTGATACAGAAGAGTAATGAAGGCACAAGATATTGAACTGCTGGCAGGCATCTCTCTCAGTGACGGGGGAATCAGCCTGCCGCTTCATACGGTACTTCGGAAACGTCCATTCCGCATTACGATGAAGACACCTACCACACGTAGTCTGATACGAATAAGCAAGCGTTATCTCCGAATCGGGGTGACTCCGGAAGAATATGATGCATACGACCAGGACCAGCGTATCCGGTTTGTCTTCCTGCATGGAAAGGACATCAGCCGTATTGTGGCATACGGAATTGTGAGAGGGCCTGTACTGGGAAGAGTACTGAACCGCATGGTGGCATGGATGCTACGGGAACTGATGACACCCGACGAACTTGCAGCCGCCTGGCGACAGGTGCTGAACAGTACATCTACCACGTCTTTCGGGATTATTATCGCATCGGCAGCAGCTCTGAACAAGATGCAGCCCTTAGCGAGCCGGAACGAGAGCGCAAACGACAAGAGGAGTTAAAGAAGGGACATACGGAACCTTCGCATAGCCTTTTCGGCGTAGTAGGTCAGATTGCCACGGAAACAGGATGGAGTATTGACTACATTCTGGATAAGGTAAATGTAGTTACACTTCAGCTCATGATGGCAGACATGCCTCACTGGGTTCCTCCGAAGAAACCGGACTTGAATCAGCAGATCCGTGAAATGGAGGAACGTGAAAAACAAAGAAACAGTCGCACACAAACAACAGAAAACACCAATCAGACAAAGGGAATGAACCCGATGGAGTTCTTTACCAATTATGCGGTAAAGGACTGATTATTCATCATTATAAATTGGAATCATGGCAGTACCCGTTGAACTGGAAATATTCATGAAAGACTTGACCAAGGCCGGATTACAGAGCGTTGGCAAGAATGTGGATGATGTGGAAAATCAGACTCTGAAACTGATTGACGCATTGAAACTGGTACGTGCCGAGCAGATTAAACAGCTTGAAGCGAACAAGCAGGCCGGAAAAAACTACACTCAGGAGGCTGCAAACGTGCAGGCTTTGACGGGCCAGATTAATGGATTGAAGGCCGGACTGAAAGACTTGAAGAAAACCAAAGAGGAGGTTGCAAAAACACCTTCCATCGACATCGACACAGAAGCTGTTACCCGTAAGACAAACAACCTGAAGATGCAGTTCAGCCAGGTAGCAAGAGAACTGCCTTCGCTTGCCATGGGTCCGCAGATGTTTATCCTGGCAATTTCAAACAACCTTCCTATGCTGGCAGATGCCATTGCCGATGTGCGCAAGCAGAACGAACTTCTGGCCGCATCCGGAAAAAAAGGTGTGCCGGTATGGAAACAGCTAGGAAAAGCATTGCTTTCTCCTCAGACAGCCTTAATCGCTCTAATTTCATTGGGTATTGTATATGGAAAAGAAATTGGTAATTGGGTTAAAAACCTTGGTAAAGTAAAAAAAGAACTATCAGAAACTCAACAGCTACAGGAATCATTGAACACTTCCAGAAGAAAAGGTGGAGAAGCTGCGTCTGAAGAGTCTGCAAAACTTAGAATTCTTTATACAGCCAGCCAGGATACATCAAAATCCATGAGAGAAAGGAATAAGGCTGTAGATGAGCTTCAAAAAATGTATCCGGATTATTTCGGTAAACTAAGCAATGAAGCCATTTTAGCGGGGAATGCCGCATCTGCGTACGATGAACTGACAAAGGCAATTATACGTAAAGGTCAGGCGCAGGCAGCGGAAGATATTGTAGCTGATTATTCAAAGAGAAACTTTCAGTTACAACGTGGTATTAATGCGGATTCGCAATGGGTTAATCAGATGCGTTCCGCATACGAAGCTGCACTGAAACAAAGAGAAGGAATGAGGCAAAATGCGTTGACGGTAAATCAAAGCAGTTTCATGACAAACCGAACTCTTTCAGGTGATAGTAACGCGGAAAAGATTATCGAGGAATACGAACGTCGCATGGAGAATATCAGAAAATCTTCTGAAGAAATTGCAAAGAACAACAAAACAGTAGAGGGTATAGTCAAACAGATAGACACATCGGCTTACACCACTGATTTCTCTGGTAGCTCCAAAAAGCAGAAAGAAGAGAAAACCGACTACGCCTCTCAGCTTGCCGATGCTCGCGTAAAAGCACAGCAGACTACTGAAAAACTCCGTCTGCAAATCATGGTGGAAGGGATAGCTAAACGAAAGGCTTTGGCTAGACTGGAATATGATGAACAACTTGCCGACATTGACAAGCAGGAACGGGATACAATCGCTAAAATGGATCAGGCACGAAAGCAGGGTGACAATATCCCACAGAGCCAGTACGACGAGGTAAAGAATACGGCGAACACCAACCGTATGCTGGCAGAACAGGTGTATAACGAAAAGATATATCAGATTGAACAGGAATATCGCGACAAGGCCACGCAGAGCCTTATCGACTACAATAAACAATACGGAACGTATCAGGAGAAGCGTCTGGCCATTGCAATGGATTATGCCCGGAAGATTGCCGCTGCGGAAACAGAAGGAGAGGCCGACGTATTAACCCGTGAACGTGACGACAAGCTGGCCAGCCTGGACTTTGAGGAAATGAAGAAAGGGATGGACTGGGACAAAATCTTTGGTGACCTGGAGCGTGTGTCTACTGATACGCTGGAAAGTCTCCGAGAGAAGCTGAAACAATACCTGGAAGGAATAGGCGATGACATCAGCCCCGAATCTTACAAGGAGGTACTGGATGCTTTCAAGAATATAGACTCCGAGCTGGCCGACCGTTCCCCATTTGATACGATGAAGAAGGGGTACGAAGATTACAAGTCTGCGATGGAGGAAGTACGTTCTGCTCAGAGCCTTCTTCAACAGGCGCAAGTCGGCGGAAGTGTTATCGTGGAAGAATATGACGAAGCAACCGGAGCCCTTACACGTAAGCTGATTACTCAGGCAGAAGCAGAGGAAAGACTTCGTGCTGCCCAGGATAAACGATACAGTGCCCAGAAGAGTCTGACGGATGCGGCCCATTCCATCGGGCAGAAAGGAATGGCTATCGTCAATGCCGGAAACGACATAGTGGATATGTTAGGAAACTTTGGCGTAAAAGTTCCGGAAGCGGTGAGTGAGACATTGAACGGAGTCAGCCAGGTAATGAGTGGACTGGAAAGCATTGATTTGACAAAACCATTCAGTGCTATTACAGGGTCAGTTAGTATATTGACTGGAATAGGCAATACGATAGCCGGACTGTTTGGTTTCGGAGGTGCCGATTATTCGGGGTATGAAAACCTTAAATCAAAGTATGAAGGGCTGATTGACATTTGGGATTCGCTTATCTCCAAGAAACAGCAATATATCGACATTGATTATGGTGTAGAAGCTCAGAAAGCAGCCGAGGAAGCTAAAAAACTGGTAGACGTGCAGATTGAACGCCAGCGGCAGTTGATGCATTCTCTTTCTGGAAGCGGGTCAAGTATGTTCAGCCATTCATTAGGATACAGAGTAAACGAAAGAATGGGTAGCTCTGACTGGGCAAGACTTTCACAATTAACAGGAGAGAATATACGTGAATTTGGTGACGTAATTAATTTGGATGCGGATGTCATAGGTAAAGTTCTTCAAGACGAAAAGTTTGTGTCGGTACTGACCGCTGTCAACTCTGAGTTTGTGACCTACATTCAGAATATTGACAAGTATAGCGAACAGTTGCAGGAAATTGCCGAACAGGAGAAAGAAGCATTTACCGGGGTAAGCTTTGATGAATTCCGTGACAGCTTTGTGAGCATGCTGTCGGATTTGGATGCTACCAACCAGGATTTTGCAGACAATTTTGAAAAATACCTTCAGAACGCCATATTCTCTTCTCTGATTGCTGGAAAATACAAACAGCAAATTCAGGAATTATATGACACATGGGCTACAAAAGCAGAATCAGGAGGTGAACTGACCAAAGATGAAGCCGGTATATTAAGAAACAAATATCAGGATATTATTAATGATATGCTGGCAGAAAGGGAACAGATAATGAAAGATTTCGGTTGGGAATCTTCATCTGCGGATTCCGGAAGCAGCCAGTCACCCAGCAGTGGTGCACTGACCACCATGAGCCAGGACAGTATATCCACTTTTGAAGGTATAGGCAGGAACATGCAGACGCATCTGGCCAATACGGACAAGTTTGTGCAGGAAATCCGAAACACGCAGAAGCAGGACAGCCAGACGCTGGCCACCATAGCCGGGCACACGGCACATCTGGTGGAGATACACGATATATTGAGTGATATGAAATTGAACGGAATACAGCTGAAGTAGCTTAATTTTTAACTATTAATTATTAACTGAAAAGTGGACCTGACTGGATACCTTACAATCAACGGAACGGACGCATGGAGGGAATACGGTGCCTTCCTGGGCGAAACGGAAGCAGGCGGACACGTGAACATGGATGCCCTGCTGCGGATGCCAAAGGCGAAGGATATTACCACCGTAGACTTCCGGGAACGGAACGGGGTAGAGCTTCCCCAGAACCCGAACGTGAAGCTGTGCAGCATCGAACGTACATTGCAGTTCTGGCTTCGTGGAAACTCCGCATCCGACCGACTGGACAAATACCAGCGCATGATGACGCTCATCACGTCGGGTATGCTTGCAATCGCCGTGAAGAATTACCGAACCTACAATATGGTTTACCAGGATATGCCGGCAGATCCGGAATGGTACGAAAGTTACGAAGGAGACCGGTTCTATGTGCTGTTTTCCGTAAAATTCATGGAGCCGCAGCCTTCTATTTAGTAATTGATTAAACACTGTTTAAATGGAACTGAAAATATACGATAAAGCCAACAACCTCCGACTGACAGCCAGCCCGAACTCTTCTTCCAGTGTCACGGAAGAAATCGGTGGAGAATGCAGCGTATCTGCATCCTTCACCCATACCGAATACGTGCCGCTGGATGTGGATGACTACATCGAGGTGGAAGGCGTTCGCTACAAGGTAAAGTCACGCTATCGTCCGAAACAAAAGAACACACAGACTTATGAATACAGCGTAAAGTTCTATGCACCGATACATGATGCGGAAGATACACTGATGCTGTTCCAGGAAGGTGGAACCACTTCTGAATTCAGTTACGACGGTGGTCCGCGCGAACACCTGCAGTTGTGGATAGACAATATGAACCGCCGTGCCGGTGGAAATCTGTGGAGCATCGGAACGGTTATTACCGCCGAAAACAAGGTGATTGATTACCGGAATGTGAAGTGCTGGGATGCGGCTTTCGGCAGCAATGGCATCGCCGCCACATTCGGCACTGAAATGTGGGCAGACGGTTATGTGATTAATCTCTGCAAAGCTGAACGTGGGGAAGTGGTGGAGCTTGGCTACCTTCAAGGACTTACCAATCTGGCACAGGAAGATAACGGGGAAGTGAAATTCTTTACCCGTCTGTTCCCGTTGGGCTGCACACGCAATATTGATGCGACAAAGTACGGGTATTCCCGTCTGCAACTTCCAAGCCGGGAAATATATGTGGACAAGAATGTAGACTTATATGGTGTGAAGGAAGAAACGGAAGAAGCTGCGTTTGCTGAGATATATCCTCAGTATGTAGGTACTGTTTCATCTGTACGTACGGAAGATAAAACCAGCGAGGAAGGACGGAAGTACACCGTATATTACTTCAAGGACAACGGTATGAACTGGAATCCGAAAGACTACGAGATTCCGGATCTGGACTATATGTTACAGTTCCAGACTGGCGAGCTGGCAGGACGTGGAACTGACGGTTCTTTCCAGGCTGCATGGCATGAAGACACACGGGAATGGGAAATTATAAACGTATATCCGGATGATACGACTCAGATTCCTGGAGGTGTGATTGTACCAAATCCAGGTGACAAGTATATACCATGGAACTTTTCCATGCCGCAGGAATACATCACCGAAGCGGAACAGGCATACAAACTGGCAGTAGATGATTTTCTGAATACCTACAGCTTTGACCCTAACAAATACACCGGAACCACTGACCGGAACTACATAGAAAATAATAATACACCGCTCCGCATCGGATGGAACGTGCGTCTGCTTTCAGAACAGTATTTCGGTTCTACCGGAGGATACAAGGATACACGTATTACAAAGGTGCAGCGCAAGTTGAATGACTTGTGCCAGGCTACGATTACCTGCTCGGATGAAGTAGGGTCGGGGTGGAAATCCTCGGTAGATAACTCGCTGAACTCGCTACGGTATGAGGTAGCCAGACAGGCTGAACAATATGTATATGATGTAATCCGGTCGTTCGATGAAAAAACACCGTCTGATAAGAATATATTCAGTGCATTAAAATCGTTGAAGACACATCTTCGTAAGGATGCGCCTGACCGGACGGAGTTTTTGATGAAGCTTCTTGGCGGTATCATATCTCCTTTCCTTACATCTCCTGACTTTGTTACTGGAATGATGGGTGCCGGCATGTCATTCTATAGCGATGAAAATGGTGATTCTGTCGGATGGATTGACAAACTGTACGTACGAAAGAAAGCCATTTTCCAGCTGCTCAGCATAATGGAGACCGAGCTGGCCGGAGCTTCCTTCATGTTCAACGCTTCAGGTGCCAGAGCAACGATTACTAAGGTAGAGCGTATAGATGCGGTTCCGTTCTATTATGCGGATGGTAGCGCGAAATACTATTCAGATGGCAGCAGAGCATACGTGCAGCCAAGCGCACATGGCGCCGTGTACCGCTGTTACTTCCTTGCAAACGATGGTGAGAAAGCCATCGAGAACCGTTTCCGTGTGGGTAACCTGGTACGCAGCCAGTCATTCAATATCAAATCCGGAGTCTATGAGAATGTTAGTAACCATTACTGGTGGCGGTTAGTCACTGCCGTCGGCGATAATTGGATAGAAGTATCTGTAAATCATTGTGACGAAGGTAGTGATATTCCCAAGGAGGGTGATGTGGTTGTACAACTTGGAGACATATCGGACACGGATTTCCAGTCCGCAATCGTGCTGTCTGCATACGGAGACGGTGCGCCTTCTCTTATCTTCTATCAGGGAATCAACAGTTACTCCCTCTCCGGGAAAGATATAGTCACGATTGGATACGACCGTGTGAAAAAAGAGGGATACTTCAATGTGTATGGACGGGCCTATATCGGTAACAGGGAACAAACGAATTACCTCAGTCTGTCTGACGGGAAGCTTGTCGGAAGATTTAGCGAACTCATGCTATCGTCTGGTAAATCAGTTGTAGAGGTAGCAAAGGACGAAATAAGCCTTGAACTGGAAGATACAGGAATCAACGTCAAAGATAGGACTGTAACGGTACATGCAGATAATTTCTTTGTAACCAACACATCCGGTGAACCGATTGCTGTTTTCACTACTGATAAAAACGGACGTCCGATTGTCAAGGCCGAATACATTGACGTGGACAATCTGAAGGTGAAGCATCTTGATGGTGCGGAGGGTTCTTTGGAAAGAGGCTCTATCGGAGGATTTGAACTGGCAAATGGCCGAATCGGTAGTGAAGCAACGGCATCCGGAGGTGGAGGTAGTTTGTCAATTTATAGTGACATGATTCGTGTAGGCGGCACAAGCTCTTATGTATTAATAGGGAAGAATGTTGTTCCGGCGACAGCTTCTGGTTTTACAGCTGCGGGAAGAATCATAAACAATCAGACGAATACGTATGGCGGATATGGTTTTGACGTGTCCAATTATGGGCTGTTTATTGAAGTATCTGGTGGAACGAAAAACTATGGGCTGAAAAGCAATGCTCCACTGATGGCAACTGCGTTTATTGGAACCAAGATCGGAAGGCTTAACATTACAGGCAGCACCTACAAGATTGATTTCTCACAGAATAATATCTTCTTTATATATGCCAGCAGCGCATATAATGTGACCCTTCCGGATGAGTCGCAGGTCGCAAGCATGTATGGCATGAGCAGCCTTCCGTCTGATTTCGGACTTATGTTGGTTTTCAGATGCCTTGCAGGCTCTAAAAACGTCACGTTGGCCGGAATATACGACCAGAACGGAAGTGTGCAAAGTTATACTTTGGCTGTCGGCGATTCAATAATACTACTGGTGGCTAAGGTTCCATATTTCGGATATTTTTTAATCAATTATACAAGCTGATGGACAAGGCAATTATAATCTACACAGTGTTAGTAATCTTATTAATCTTAATGATAAATTGAAAACGATATGGACGATAAAAAATACGATTCAAGGTATGACGGCGAAACAACAGATAAAATTCTGGACAATGCAAAGGCTATAATGGAACAGACTACAGCAGAAGATGGTGAAACGGTACAGGTGTACGATACAAACGGCGTTCCGCATAAAGTGTCGAAAACGGAGCTACTGAAGAAGTCTACACTGGCTCTCCCAGCTTTGGAAGACATCTCCAGTTTTGTGGCCGTGAATGCCGCCGGAAATGCCGTCGGAGTAATGACAAAAGAGCAGGTTGCGTCAGTTCTGGCGGAACTTATGAATGGAAATAACTTGTTTCCATTCATGGTAAAAGATTTTTTGTATATAACAAACAGAAATAGTATTGATGAACTTAACGATGTTGTGGAGTCCGGCATGTATATGATTATTCCAGGTTCGGATACCTACGGAACTCTGTTAGTTTTTCAAGCAGGAGTTGGAGCTGCTGGAGCAACTGTCCAGCGTTACTTTCATCCTTCAGGATTAAATATTACAAGAATTAAAAATTCAAATAGCGAAAATTCTTGGGCTCAATTATAACTCAATCCACCCTCTCCATGTACCGTCCACCTTTGCTCTCCAATATCGTTTAATTGGATACATCGAGAATGCTTCCTGATACATATAGGCCGGAGAAGCAGGGTAAGTTTTAACTATGAATGTAGCATTGTTCTCTAAAATATTTCCATTGTATATATCAGTAGACAGAATATCTATATCATCTATGTTGGACACTCCAGAATTATCACCCTGGCTGAATTTAGCAGCGGGGTGAAGCCCCGATTTTTCTAATGTTGCAATCCCAATAAGTTCCGCCAGTGCTAAATCTGCCTGGCGGAACTTATTGGAACGGCTACTTTAAAAAATGATGGATTAATGTCAAAATCAGGTTTCCTGAGTGCCATTGGATTAAATTTGGAAGGTGATGCCAATACCGTAAATAACGGAGTTTATAAATTTGACTCACAACAGGACAATATGCCCGTGAATTATGGCATATTAGTGGCATTTTCTTGTGACGGATGGATTCGTATGCAATTATGTGCAGGTGGAGATAATGGATTAGCATATATAAGAATGCATTATAATAGTTGGACATCATGGAAACAACTATAATATTAAGTTCCGAAGAGAATACTTCAGCTCGATAGAAGAAACATTCCCAGCCTTGTATGTAATCTTATATTTGTCAGTTCCGGTTCTGGATACCTCTATCGTAACGTTGCTCGTGTAGCTATATTCAGACAGCTTAGTTACACCAGCAGCATATATAGAAGCCCATGCCAATATATACGTGGCTAAATACTCCGTATTACTAGCACTAGCACGAATTGAAAGTAAATATATACTTGCCGTGTTAGTTTCTCTTATTTCAACGGATTCCCCAACTTGAAGTATTGTTGTTACCGTGCTATTAATTCCAATAAGTTCCGCCAGGCAGATTTAGCACTGGCGGGACTAACTGTTAGAAAGATGGAGTTAGGCTGGCTGACAGGATATACAAAATTAACGGATTATGCAGACTTTGGTACAATGCTTATATATATTACTGGTGATAATAGGCAATCATTAATAATGCTTTGCGATATTCAAAGAGTGATAATGTTACATGATGAACATAGAGATGATGAATTAGCTGTATACAGGAAAGAGGATGGAGGATATTATCTATATACAGCTAGTTATAACTTATATGCATATATTATTAGCTCTTCGTTTACTCTATCTATTGTTAAAGGACAAGATGGCAACGGGCTTATTAAAATCAATAGGGCCTAATATTATAATCGAGTCCATTTAAACTATGATTAAAATTCTCTCCACTCTCCCCATGAATTACCACCATTAGAAGACATACGGGTAAACCGTTTATTGTCATATATGGACATTGCTATTTGCGTGTGATATTCACCTTGACTGAAATATAATAAATTCCCATAAGTGAATAAATCGAAGTTAATAGTTCCTAGAGATATATTAATCAT